CTAAAACAAGAAAACGCTGTATCAGCTCCGAGCGTAATGAAAGACGCAAATTTAAACCAAAGGAGACTGGTAAAAGAGATTCAACAAGAAGCAAGCACGCTGGATACCAAGGCGAAAAGAGGTATTGCAGGACTCATAAAGAGCGAAGAGGCGCGCGCGTTTTATGTTGATGATGCAGCAGCACCAATGGATAGAATGGAAGCGCTTGGTGTTTTGATTGTAGGCAGCAAGCAAGCTGTAACCAAAACAAAAACGCTAGAAGAAACGCTTGAATGGTTGTTTGCAAGGCTCTTCTTTGAGGAGAGCGCACAAAGCAAGCTGCTCGATAAGGTTTCAGGGCTTCACAAGCTCAGAGATTCCAATTTGCTTAATGATAGAGGAAGAATTGCGCTTGCCACATCAATCAAAGAAACTGCAGAAACATTAAGCCAGAATCCTCGAAACTTTTGGCAGATTATAAATGATTGGATTGATGAATGGGCGATTGTATTGGAGCAAGGCACCATTGATGGCAAGCGCATTATAAACATTGAGATACGACCAAAGAACATTGTCAAAATCACCGACGACAAGCTTGCAAAAATACAAGGGCAGGCAGGGCTTGGCATGTACTATTACGCAGAATCAAGCAGAATCCTTGACAAAAAACTGGTTGAGATTGTACAGAAAGATTTTAAACCAACAACAACAAAAGACTTGTTTCCAAATCAAAACGTGTCACAACGGAGCTTTGAAGCTGCAGTCAAAAATGCTGTGCTCCAGAGCTATAGCAAAAACTTGCCATACGAAGAAATCCTTGGCAAAGTAAAGCAATTTGGTGTTCCAGACAATATTGCACGAAAAGCAATAGAGTATGGCAATGTTATCATCCGAAACGAAGGGCTTGACGATTATATGCACCTATCCGTGCCAGAAATGAAATCAATGCTCAACAATCTTTTTGGTGGTCAAAATGAAGGTTTTGCACGCGTTCTTTTTGGCTCGAAGTATTATGACGAGCTAGCCAACGAGCTTGCAGAAGGGCGAGCAATGGCAATTACAAAGCATCTTGATCAAGTGATTCAAGATATGCAAAATAACGCACGATTTTTGCCAGCAATGAAAAAGTTTCTCAATATGATTAACTCTTTTCGATACAGCGCAATCCTTGCAGCTCGTCCAAGATTCCACGGCTCCAATATACTCACAGCCAATGCAATCTTGTATTCCACAGTTGGCAGAATGATTGGAGCAAGAGCAACCAAGAAAGGCTTTGATGTTGCGTTCAAAGCAAGCAGCGAAGGAGCTGCAAAGGTGAATCAAATAGCAGTACGCACCAAAGATGGCAAGGTGTTCACATATGGTGAGATTTATGAAGCCGTGAGAGTTTCAGGTGTACGCTCAGAATACAACTTTGTTACAAGCGCTTTAGATGATAGCAGCTTCATTAAATGGTTAGAAAATCAAAACAAAAAAGGTGTTGGTTTTGGGCGTGTTATGATGGACTTTTTGAAACAGCCAGTCAATCAAACAGCAACAGCATTGAATGAGTTAACGGTGCTTGAAGATATGGTTTTTCGCGCAGGTTCGATGATAAAAGCTCTGGAAGAGGGCAGGAGCATTGAAGAGGCAACAGCGCTTGCACGGCGTTCATTGTTTGACTACAATGACATGTTTGCTTGGGAAAAAGCTATATCAACACAGTTTTTTATTTTTTACTCATTCACCAGACAAAACTTTGTAACAATGTTCAAATCTTTAACTGACTTGAAACTATTGAAAAGATATATCAATGTGCTCAAATTTGACCGTGGAGCAGAAGCATTGACTGCAGAAATGAATGACCGGAAAAAATACAATCATCAAGCGTTTTTTCCAAACTATACAATGTCAAGACAACTGCTATCCGTGCAAGATGGTCAAGATAAAGACTATTACGACGCAGGACCACCAATACCAGCGATTGACGCCTTGTTGCTTGGTGTTGAGATTGCACAAGCAGCAACAAAGCTTGACGTATCACAGCTATTTAACAAGCAGCTTGCTCCACATTACAAGCTGTTGTTAGGTTTAAATGACGCCGGTTTTGGCACAAAAACAATACCACCGGAATATATAAACCTGATGATTATGACGTATTCGGAAGATCCAACAGAGATTGCAGGATTGCTTGAAAAGATTGTTGGTGGACAGGTAAAACCAACACCAGCACGGCAAGAAGTTGGCGGTGTAACAGGTATCACCAAAACCGGAGAAACTAACACCTATATTTATCCGCTTGATTCAGAGCAGCAAAAGCGCTGGAATCTCTTTTCAAAATTCGTGCTTGATTATCCAGGACTATCAACACCAGCAAGAGATTATTCAAGATTCTTTGCACCAGAAGGAACCACGGCGCAAAAGTTAACTGGAATGGAGCGCATTGCATATGCAGTTGGCGCAATAACACCAATGAGAATTGCAAGAGAAACCAAACAAGACGCAGCACAATTAATGGCACGCTCAATGGCAATAAAAGCGGAAATAAGCCGATTAACAGGACTGCAAAAGAAAGCACAAGAAAGAGAAGAAGAAAAAAGGTTTCAACAATAAAAATAATGCATTATATTCCAATCAAACCATTTTGAAGAAGGAGCAGAAGAAATGGCAAAAGTAGGTAACTATTATCACGGCTCGATTGTAACACAGAACGTTGCTAGTATTGGCACCAGCTTTGACAAGACAAAATACCACTTGCACGATTTATTCAGAGCAGAAGGAATCAATACAAGCGGCAGATTTTTAAACAAGGTTGAAAGTGTTTATGTTCGAGTCACAAACATTGTTGGCGGTTCAGCAACACCAACGCTAACAATGAGAATCAGCTTAGATGCAGATGGTGACTATACATTTTTTCCAGATACAGCAGGACAGATTGCAGTTGGTTTAACAACAACAACTTCTGGTGTTGCTGTATATGAATTCAAATTGCCAGTTGTGCATTTTTTTGGATCGTCAGATTTTTATCTTTTTGTAAAAATCGACCAAGGAACATGCACGCTTGCAAACTCTGCAATCATGTGGAGCGAATAACATGCCAGTTGCATCACCTTTTGCGCCTAGCTCAGGAGCTGTAACAGTTGATTTAAAAATGCAAGACCTATCAAGTCAGGTTGATGGTGCAACACAAACATTCACTGTTTCACCAGCATATAAAGCTAACTCATTACAGGTATATCACAACGGCTTGTTGCAATTGCCCAGTGACATTACAGAAACATCTAGCACAGTTTTTAATACAAGTTTTACCCCCAACAGCGACGATAACTTGGTTGTTATTTTCGTACAAAATTAAAACAAGGAGCTATTAACATGGCAATTCAAATCTCAACAGAGCAGTTGAAAACAGCTGCTGTAACCGCCGCAAAAATTGATCTCACAGGATCATTTGATTTTTCCTCTGGAACATTACGAGCTGCAGTACCATCTTCAACAAGTGATGTTGCAACAAAGCAATATGTGGACAACATTGCCGCCGGATTGCATTTCAAAGAATCTGCACGAGCTGCAACAACTGCAAACATTACCCTTTCAGGAACACAAACAGTTGACGGTGTTTCACTGATTGCAGGTGACAGAATTTTAGTTAAGAATCAAACCGACGCAACAGAAAATGGTGTTTATGTGGTCGCTTCTGGTTCGTGGTCGCGCTCTTCAGATATGAACGCAGATTCAGAATTTCCCGGAGCAGCGTTATTTGTTCGTGAAGGTACAGTCAACGCAGATACAGGTTTTGTCTGTACTAATGATTCTGTTTCACTTGGATCAACAAACATTGCTTTTACCGAGTTTTCAGGAAGCGGCGCAACGGTTGCAGCTGGTGATGGTCTAACAAAAACAGGCAATACACTTGATGTTAATGTTGATGATAGCTCAATTCAAATTTCAGCAAATAGCTTGCAAGTAAAAGCGCTTGGTATCACCGATTCAATGCTTGCCGGTTCCATTTCAAATGCAAAGCTCAGCAACTCAACAATCTCTGGCATTGCGCTTGGTGGAAATCTTAACTCTTTGTCTGTTGTAACCGGTTCAGCACTGGCAATGACATCATACAATGGTTCTGCTGCACGCTCAGATCTTGCCGTGCAGGTTGATGATAGCTCAATCCAGATTTCAAGCAACGCGCTCCAAGTGAAAGCAAGCGGAATTACCAACGCAATGCTTGCCGGCAACATTCTTGCAGACAAGCTTGCAACCGGTGGTGGATTAGATTCAAATGCTGGTGCTTTGGAAGTCCAAGTTGATGACAGCTCAATAGAGATTGATGGAGTTTCAAACAATCTTAAAATAAAAGCGCTTGGAGTCACCAACGCAATGCTTGCTGGTTCCATTGACAATGCAAAGCTCAGTAATTCAACAATCTCTGGTGTTTCACTTGGTAGCAATCTTAACTCTTTGAGCGCTGGCAATGGTCTTTCAATGACAGCGTACAATGGTTCTGCTGCTGTTTCTGATTTAACCTTAAGCCTTGATGGTTCATCACTTTCTGTTGGTGTTTCCGGTCTAAAGGTTGCAGATGGTGGAATCTCTGCAAACCAACTGAATCAAAATGGCGGCTCTGAGGCTGTTATTACTCAGGCGATTCGTAATTCAGCTGTTACAACTGACAAAATCAACAACTCTGCAGTTACAACAGCAAAAGTTGCATTTTTGCCAAACTATGAAAGCTACACGGGCAACGGCTCAGCAACTTCTTTTGATCTTTCCTCAGCAATCGATTCAAATTTTGCTGGTGGTGTTGTTGCATACAGAAACGGGCTTGCAATGCAGCTGGTTCCATCCTCACCATCGGGACAAGATCAATACACAATTTCAGAAACCGGCGGCACTGGTGGTGTTGGACAAGTAATTTTTGGCACAGCACCAAACAACGGTGACACAATTTCTGTGTTATATTGGAGTTAACCGATAGTTTGAGCTTGTTGAGCTGGTTCACTTCCCTCGAATCGGCTCAACCTCTTTTGGAGCTGCAATGATAGAAGAGCCAATTAGTAATCTAATCATGTCCGGTGGTGCCAACGCAGCTTTTGCACTTTTCCTGTTGTGGCAGTATAAAGACCAACAAAAGCGCGCCGATGAAAGAGAAGCGAAAAACGAAGCAAACATCAAAGAGCTTCGTGGCAGATACGATGACGTGATTCGAGGCTATCAAGACAAAGAAGAAAAAATTAGGCAATCCCTCGAAAAAGATTTAACTGATGTTGAGCGCAGATTATCTTTGCTGGAACAAAAAGTTGATCATATCGTGGAATTGTGCGCAGAAATCAAACAAAAGTTTTTAAGGGTAGGCTAGTATGAAACCACAACAAACCATATCAATCATCAAAGTTATAAGACTACTAACCAAAGCGGTTAAATATGGCAGAGATGGTTTTTCAAAAGAAGAATTAAAAGAATTAGGCACTGATTTGTTGACTTTAGGATTAGAAATATTAGAAGATATAGAGTCAAAAAAATAATTGTTTGTGTTTTATCCGTTGCTCTTTGTTGATCCTCACCAACTCTTCAACAAAGAGCTTTTTTTATACGCTCAATCAAATATGCAATGTTTCCACACCAAGCCAAAGCAGCTGCATTGCAGGTATCTCTTTTTGGTGGCACCAGAAGAGCAAACAAAAACATTAAATCCTCAACATCTTTTGTTGCAGTATGAGCATTTTCACTGGATATACCTAAAAAGCGGCGGATTGTATCCATTTTGTGATTTTCCAAACCAAGCGGAATCAATATAGCTGCAGCAAGCTGCACAGTGTCAATTTGCATATATGGCAACGCAATTTCAACATCGTGTTTTTTTCCAAAGCCGCGCAAAAATCTCGCGTCAAACTGCACATTGTGAGCTACCAGATAACATTTATCACCAGATTCCTTGCTTGGTATCTCAAAAAAATCTTTAATTCTATTTGCAGCAACCACAGGATCAAGCGCCTCTTCTTTGCTCCATTTTGATGGTTTTAAGCCGTTCTTTTCAAGCGCAGCCGGCTCTATTTTGTCAGCTGGGTGAGGATGGATTTTGGAGTAAAATCTTGCAACTTCTTCACGATTGACAGTTTTAACAATGCAAATTTCCAGCAGAGCATTGCCCTTTGGAAAAAAGCCGGAAGTTTCACAGTCTACAAAATAATGAATGATGTTCATTATAGCTCCAATTCGCTCATTTCAAGCAATACTTCGGTAAAGTTACGATTATCAATATACGCAACGGCACGGCAGATTTGAAGCGCCCAAAAAAAGCTGGGAGCATTGCCCTTTTTCCAGTTTTGCACATTGCTACGAGAGCAGCCGATTAAATCAGCCGCCTCTTGATAGCTATAAAATTCAAACTTGCCAGAAAACCAATCTTTGAACAAAATCATTTTGGCACCACCTTTGAAATATGCTTTTTGCCAAACATCGTGCCAGCCTTCACGCGCTCACAATGAGCTGCATAACCGATCGGATCCTCTTCTTGCCAAGTGAAACCGTTTTTGCCTTCGAAAGTGTACAAGTATTCGTGCATATCAATTCTTGAATCTTCCTTCAGTTTTTGCAAGCGCTCCAAATACGTCATCAAACCTTTATGCACTTCCAAAGCATCCTTGCACGTACAGCTGCACACGCGCTTTGATGATACTGATTTATTGTTTTGATCATTGCGATAGTAGCGAGCAACCGTAATGCGCACCCCTTCGTGGTATCGGCAATCATTGCACCAATTGCGAGATTTATGCACCTTCTCGGCCTGTATACCACCAAGGCGCCGTGCAGCTTCCAGAACATCACCGATTTTTGGCGTACCATATCCACTTGGTTGAAACATTATTTCGTCAACAGCGTCGAGCACAACCTTGTCTTTGCAGTTTTCAAGCGCGCGCTCCCAAATCGGCAACGTTCTTTCAATCCAAGCGTCGTTTTTGTTGTAGTTTGCGGCGAAGCGTTCAAGAGCTTCTTTGATTATTGATTGATGTGCCATGTCTTATTCTCCAATGTAATTGCCAAGCTCGTCAAACATTGCATCATCAAACGAGCGAGATTGTTGTTTTTTTGTATTGTTGTTTTTTACTGCACTCATTGTGCTCATATCGTCAGCAAAAGCCTTGTTTCTAGCAAATACGCCTTTGTGAGCTATGTTAGCCAATCGAATCAGCGGCGGATTCTGATTGCGTAACCATTTTGCTCTGTGGTGGTCACTGAATACCCAATCAATCACCATCATTGCACCAGCGCCATCACCACCCATCACCAAAGCAAATGCAACAGATAAATCCTTTGCAAGTAGCTTGGAAGGAGCAAAGCCGTTTTCTTTGCATTTTAAAAGCCAGTATTCAAGCAGCTGCATTGCTTGCTCATTGTTTTTGACTTTGAATAATAGTCCTTTGTCTGTATCACTGGTGACTGCAATCGAGGTATCACCAAACACCAATGAAAAATCATTCTCATTTTTTAAAATTAAATTCTCATGTATACCAACAACAACAGTATTACCAGAATCATATACTGGTATACCATGTATACTAGAATTAATTAATTTACAAGATTTGTGCCAATTGGATTCTGCTGTTGTTGTTGCAGTTGCATATAAGTTTTGATTTTGAAAGAAAATCTCTGTTTCCAAGATGCTCCATCCCCATTCCAAAGCATATTCTTCAATGCTCATATCACCACCAGAAAGAGCGAAGTGATATAAAGCAGTAACCTGATTGTAAGGTTTGCCGCCCATTGTTAAGGCTGGGGAAAGGGTTAGGGTTATGGTCATAGGTTCATTTTTTACTGTCATTTTTGTTATCCGTAGTTTTTGTTGTTTGAGCTTTGTTTGATAGGTTGGTTTTGTCTCCTTTAGGGATCCAAATACCAACCTCTGCAGCAATCGTTTCGAAGCGTGGCTTGCAGATTGCGCAAAATATATTTCATCATTCACCACCAAATACAAAAGAATAAGCGGCGGTTAATTGCTTTTGGAATACAGCACCACCAATACCAGAATCAAGCAGCTTTTTGTATTCATAGCTATCATCAATCGTTGTCATTTCTCGCACAAGCTCTTTTGTTCCAGCGTCAAATACAATCAGGTGAGCAGCTTCATAATACGCTGCATTTTGCATATCAGCGCGCATACCTTGCTCAAAAGCAACAATCAATGATGATGATATAAGTTTTGCCTCTTGACGACCATGTGAGCGAATGAGCAAGCGCAGCTGCTGGCAATGGTCAATAAGTTTTTTGTTTTGTAGTTTCATTTTATCCCCCTAGTTAATTCCAAGTAAAATGCAGAAAAAAATTCCTACACGAATCATAATGTGCATTGTCAAAAGTAAGCCGCCACCAACAGCGAGCATTGAAAGAAAGTCGTTTTTCATTTTTTATCCGTTTTGTTTGTTGTTAGATTAGGTTGTTTTTTGCTGCATAAACTGCAACAGATGAAGCCGTAAAGATGATGTGCTTGCACGGTACTTTGTGATTGAGAGCGTCACGCTTGCTTGTTTGGTATGCCATACAGGTGCAATGAAAATGATTCTCAGAGATAGTGATTTGATACTCATTGCCTTCAAAGTCTGGTTTTGACTTGCGAACAGCTGCAACAATCACACCTTGGTTGTTTTTGATACCAATCATAGAATCACGAACCGCAAGAACCTTGGCGCCGTTTTTTGCAAGATATGCAGGATCTGCACACTTGGTGTTGAAATCATTGATGATGTATTCAAGAGCTGGTTTTAAATGCAACATTGTTTTATCTCCTTGTTTATATATATATTGTATTATATTTAATACAGTATTGCAACACTTTTATTCAAAAAAAATGAAAAAAATTGCAATAAAATCAAAAATATATTATTTTGTTTTAGGGCAAGAATTAAAACCTTTTATACAGATTTTAGATGATTCAGCTTGCCCCTTTTTGGAGCTGCAATGAATTTTGGCAAATGGGTGCAACATCGTCTTGTGGAGATTGGCAAGAAGGCGACATGGCTGCAGGACAAGGCAGGGTTGAGCCGTGGAACCATTGCGCACTGGGTTACAGGCAGCCAGCCAAGATTGTCAAATGCTTATACAGTTGTTTGTATATTGGCAGATGAGCTAGGTGTTAACCGTGATGATTTATGGAATGATGTATTTTTAGCTTTGGAAGAGCAATGATTGATAAGCTGCAGTTGCAAGCACTATCATTGTACTATCAAGCCACCTTGCTCGAATCAACGGGCAATGTTCTTTGTTTTAACCAGCCTGTAACGAGTAAAACGGGCGAGGGTAAACGACTTGTGGGAAAAAAAGGGATTGCTGGGGAGCAATCCCGCCTTCCCAAAAAATGATGTTATACTGATTGAAACAAAATGGGACTTTTTGAGCTATGAGCAAATTAAACGCAATACAGGAGCAGGCAGCACGATTGATTGCGCAGGGAATAGACCACGGCACCATCATTGAGCAGATTGGTGTATCAAGGTCAACGTTTTATCGCTGGCAAGATAAACAGCAATTTAAGGCAGCTGTTAGCAGGTATTGCCAAAAAATCAGAGAAGAGCAAGAGCGCCAGATTGTTGCAGAAAAGATTGATATGGCACAATATGTTGAGCAAGCCAAGCAAATCATTATTGATTTAATGTTCAATGCAGAACGTGACACAACAAGGATGCAAGCAGCTCGTTATATTATTGACCGCTGGGAACCAACAACAGCACCAGAAGAAAACAACAATGGTTTTGCTTCTTTGCTCCAAAAGATGAAAGAGAGAAACAAGATTGACTGACAAAGAATACCAGGAGCTTTTTGAGCTGTTGAACGATCCAGTTAAGTTTTGCAGCTTGTTGAAGATTGTTTCAAAAGGTGAGGATGGCGAAGCAGAGATTGTTGCATTGAATCCAACATCAGAACAGGTTGAAATCATAAATACTTTGATGTGCAAGGTGACAACATTTATTTTGAAACCAAGGCAGATTGGCGCCACAACAATCATTTTGGCGTTTTTGTTTTGGCTTGCTTATATGGCAGAAACTCCACTTGTCATTGTTTTGATGGCACACAAACAAACACCAGCAAAGAAGCTGTTGAAAAGAATCAAGTTTATGTGGGAAAACTTGCCAGCAGATTTAAAGCCACCATTGCAGAGCAGCAACAGCACAGAGCTTGTATTTGAGCACAATGGCGCTGGTATTTATGCACGCGGTGGGCAAGATGATGGTGGTGTAAGATCCGAAACAATCCACTATATGCACATCACAGAGATTAACTTCACTCCAAATGCACAAGAGCTTTTGACCACAGCAAAGAGCGCCGTGAATAACAATCCGTTGATTTTGGAGAGCACAGCCAATCATCAAGGGGATCCGCTGCACGAGGAAATCAAGAAGTACCAAACAGGAAAGTACAATAGAGAAAAGTACAGGTTTGTGTTCTTTTCGTGGTTACAGCACGAAGAATACCAAACCAATCCAGCAGGCTATAGATTTAATGCAGATGAAAGAAGATTCCAAGATGAAACCAACTGCACAGATTCGCAGCTCGCTTGGCGCCAGGATATGATTGCAAAGTTTGGATATGAGAAGTTTATTCGTGAATACCCAATAAGCGTGCAAGAAGCATATCGAGTTGAAGGCAATACATTTTTCAAGCACAATGATTTTGTTACGATTGCAGAGATTGAAGATGCAGCTGGTGATTGGCACAAGTTTGTTGTTGATGAAAAAGGGGAGCCGTTGATTGATCCAGATGACGTTTATGCAATCGGCGTTGATGTTGGTGGTGGTGTTGGCAAAAACTATACAGTGATTGATGTAACCTCAAAGAAGCGTGGTGATACTGTGCTCAAATGGAAGAGCAACAAGATCGATCCAATAAGAGCTGCTGAATATGTTGTGCTCATTGCAAAAATGTTTAATGCAAAAGTTTTGATTGAAGCTAACAACCACGGGCTTGCAATGATTGGAGCCGTACAAAATCTTGGATACAACAATCTATGGCTTGATGAAAATGGCAAGCACTGGAACACAAATTTAAAAACCAAGTACATGCTCTTCGAGAATCTACGAACATATATTCGAAATGGTCATATATCATATCTTGACGCGACAACAATGCTTGAAGCTTCAATGGTGATTGACGACAATGGTTTAATAAAGTTTGGAGAAAACAACGATTCGCATTGTGACCATATCATGGCAAAAGCATTGAGCCAGTATTGCTTGAATAGCGTGCAGCTCAAAAAAGAAATGTATTTGCCAAAGTGGATATTGCAGAGAAAAGCAGATAAAATAAGCCAACATGCCGGTGCAAGTATTGGAAATCATAGGAGATACTAACAATGCCTAGACAATCACAAGACGAGATTATAAAGCTCATAAGGCAAATCCTTGTTGAGCACAACGATTACTATGAGCATAAAAGGGCAGACTTGCAACGCTATCGTGATGTGTACGAAAACAGGTTCTGGCAATCATCAGACATGAAAATCAATAAGGATATGATAAGAATCGAAACGGCTGATTGTTTCAGTTACGTTGAAGGATTCATTGCTTCGTTGTTTTCCAGAAATCCTGCTGTTGCCGTTGGAAAAGATCCAAGCATTGTTGATGGGAATCCAGCAATGGCACAGGAAATTGCCAACCGATTTTTGTTTGACCAAAGAGAGCAATTTGAGATTGGCAGCCGGTTGGCGCTGATTTATTACAGCAGCTTCTTTAAGCTCGCACCACAGCCAAGCAACGATATGCTTGAGCGAGCTTCAATTCGTGCCTTGCCGTGCTGGGAAGTAATAGTTGATAGGGATGCATCGAGCTGGCAATCACAAAGATTCTGTGGACATACGTATTTTTTAAGCCTTCCAGAGGCGCGCGAGAAGTTTGGAGCAAAGAGCTTTAAGCCAATCCCAAAAGAGGACTATTTTAAGACCGAAGGCGCAAAGTATAATGGCAAGCAAAATGACCTTCCAGATGATTACTTGTATATTAAAGTTGTTGAGCTTTATGACCTTGCCTATGACCAAGTTTATTTTTGGAGTCAAAATTATTCTGATGGTGACAAGCTGCTATTGCGTGAAGAGATACCATTGCGCACATATGATGACAAACCAATTTGCCCGATTGTGCCTTTGTACTATTCCAGAAAGCCAGAGAAACCGATGGAAGGCTTAAGCTCTGTATCAAGAGTTTATGACCAATTTTATGAGAAAAACATATTGCGTACATACTGGGCAAACAGTGTTAGAAGAGATTCGCGGCAATACCTATACAAGGAAGAATCGCTTGATAGTGAAGCGCTGGCAAAAATCACAAGTGGCGTTGATGGTGCAATGATACCTGTTGACGAGCCAAATCTTGCCGGTATCATACAGCCAATACCAGTTGAGCCAAACAGCAGTAACTTTGACCGCTATCTTGCACAGATTGAGCAAGATATAAATCGTGGTTCAATACTTGCACCATTTTCGCGAGGCGAGGCGACAAAAGCCACAGCCACAGAAATCACAGCACTTGCACAATATAGCGCCTCAGAGATTGGCAAGCTGGCAAGGGAGCGTGATGCAGCAATCGAAGGTGTTGCACTGGTATATCTCAGAATGATTGCATTGCTTGCCGAGGATGGTGAAACAGCAACAATCATTGTTGACGACAATCCAAAGATTATTGCACCAGAGGATCTTGATGCCAAATTCAAGATTGTTGCCTTAGATCAATCTTCAACTCCATTATCAGAAGCAATCAAAAAGCAGAATCTTGTGCAGCTGTTGCCAGTGTTGCAAGGGCTAGGTGTGCCAATGGACAAGGTGAAAGAAGAAATTATAAGGCTTTATGACTTTCCTGCAACCTTCCTTGAAACACCAGCAGCACCAGCAGGAGCACCAACCGCAGCAGCAGGAGCAGAGCCACAGGCAACAGAAAATGAGATTGGCGCCGGTGGTGAGCTACCAGCAGAGCAGCTTGCACAAGCATTGCAAGGAAGATTGTAATGCCAATATACAATTTCAAGTGCAAAGAATGTGAGCACTTTCAAGACGAGCTGTTTTTATCCTGGATGAATACAGAGAAGCGCCAAGCAGCTGCAAATGAGGAAATGACGTGCAATCGTTGCAAAGCTCAAAGCTGGTTGTCAGTGCTATCGGTTCCAAACCTCGACAGCACCAGCCAAACACACAGGCTTGACAAGCACGGGTATCTTTCACAGGCACTTGGCAGATATGTTTCAAGCAGAAAAGAAGAAGAGCGCATAATGGCAAAAAGGGGCTTTGTTTGTGAAGCAGACATGCCAGCTCATTTTTGGGAAGATAAGAGCGCAGCGATACAAGAAAAAAATAATGAGCAAGATGCAGCTGTAAAGCGTTATACTGACGTTATAGACCGTGGTGGAAGCAAGGAAGAGGCTGTTGAGGCACTTGCACCAACACAAGAAATACTTTCTGGAAAAACTGATAAACTTTGGAGTGAGTAAAATGGCAACACAAAATGAGCTTGATATGCTTGGAGTAACTGATCAAGATATGGAAATGGAAGGAATGATTGCAGAAGCAGAAGATGTTGACGAACAAGAGTTTGCTGCAATGGCACCAAGAGGAAACTTCACGGCAAAAGCAATGAATAACCTTGTTGCAGCTGCAAACCGATTGCTACCAGCCTTTGAGCAAACACCAGATTATCCAACATTCAATGAAGATGTGCAAGTATTCCCAACTGATTTTGTACGCGTGCTTGGAATGTTCCAAGGTGCTGTAAATAGCGCAGTTGATGCAGGAGCTATTGACGAGCAGTTTGATTTTGAAATGGAGGATATAGTTGATGACCAATCAATCAATTTGCTTGCCGGAAAAATCACCAACCTTGCCAACAACAGAGAATTTAAAAACTTCTTGAAAAATCCACCAATGGAAGAAGAAGTTGAAGAAGCAACTGTTGAAGAAGAGATACCAATGGCAAGCGACGAAGAAATGAATAAAATGTTTATGGATAGAATGTGATAGCAAAGCTTTGCACAGTTACAAATATATTTAGGTATCATTATGTGAGCATTTTGCTTGATGATGAAGTTGTAACAATTGCAATTTCTCATAGCGAATACAAAAGCATTATGCAGCGCTCGAATAAAATGAATTTGTTTCGAGCTAAATTATCTTTTAAAAACAAATTATTATTTTTGTTGAAGATTTTGCGGAGTTGAAATGAAAGACTACAACTACCCAACAGGATGAACAATGAAAAGACTTGATAAATCAAAAATGAAATGTAACCAACCGCAGCGATCTCCAAAGCCAGACAAAAAAATGGTTGTAAAAGCCTGTGAAGATGGAAAAGAGAAGATTGTCCATTTTGGCGCAACGGGCTATGGTCACAACTATTCTGCAGGAGCGCGGCGCTCTTTTCGAGCACGTCACCATTGCGACGAAAAGAAGAGCAAGCTGGGTGCTTCTTACTGGGCTTGCCGCAAACTGTGGAGCGCCGGCGGTTCAAAAAAGACAACAGGCACCAAAGGTGGAGTTGCAAAATAATGCCAATATATGAAACTCCAAGGGGCTGGAAGATTCGAAACGTAAAAGGCTATCACCCAAACAAAGAAGCTGCACAAAAAAGACTTGCTGCAATCAAAGCAAGCCAAGCAGAACAAACTAAACCATCAAAGCAAAGAGGAAACAATGGAAGAGACAAACACCGGAGCAGAACAAGTTGAAGCTCATATTGAAGAAACAAATACAGAAGAAACACCGGCTGAGAAGGTTGAGACTGCAGAAGAAGTTGAGACTGCAGAGCAAACATTTTTGAGCATTGATGACCTTCTCGATTTAACTGCAGAAGATTTTGCAGAGTTTGAGGACGACGCAAACCACACCGGAATGAAGCCTTTGCACCACTGGATGCAACACACGCCGGAAGAGGTACGCAAACATCTTGGCAATCTTAGAGCTTCATACACACGCAAAACACAAGAGATTGCAGACCTTCGCAAACAGCTCGAAGCAGAACGAGAAGCATTGAGAACACAACAAGAGCTTGCTGTCAACAATCCTGTATTGGAAGAAATGAAACAATACAATACAGACGAAGAATATGATCTATACACACCAGAAGGACAAAAAGCAGAAATCAAAAGACAAGCTGCATTGATGGTGCAAGAGCTGATGAAACCAGCACAAGAGAAAGTGCAGCTGCAGCAACGTCAAATGGAGCTTGACAGATTCAAAAGCAATCATCCAGAAATAACCAGTGATGAATTTAAAATGCCCATGTATGAGCTATTAAAATCAAGACCGGAGTTGAAGCTAGAAGATGCATATTGGTTGACCAAAGCGCGCATTGACGCTGAAAAAGCAAAGCACGTGATGGAACAACAACAACAACAAAAGCAGAAAAGAAGAGCAACACTAACCAAAACAACAACCGGTTCAAGCAGCACAGCCAATGGCACGCCGGTTTTTCGTGACGCTTGGGAAGCCTACCAATACCACAAAAGCCAAGGACGCAAAAAATGAGCAAGGGAAAAAGAGCAGTTGATACAATCGTTGTACATCATAGCGCAAGCGGTTCTGCAGTCACCACGGTTGAGAAAATAGACCAATGGCACAAGCAGAGAGGATGGTCGGAAATAGGCTATCATTTTGTTGTATATCCAAACGGCTCAATACACAAAGGCAGAAACATAAACAAAACCGGAGCGCATTGCAAAAATCATAATACAGGCTCAATTGGAATCTGTGTTGTTGGTAACTTTGAGGTTGAGCCAGTCACAGAACCACAAAAGTTTGGTATTGAAGGCACGCTTGGTTTGTTTGGAAAAATTGAAGAGCTACTTATTGAATACAACCTAACTTGGAATGACGTATATGGTCACAGGGATTTAGGCAACTCAACATGTCCTGGGGAATCATTGTACAAAGCTCTGGTTGAGCACAAGCAAAAAATCCTTGCACAATCCTAAATCTTGCTATATACTCCAAAAAAACACAGATAGAGATTGCAATGGCAATTCCTCTTGTGTTGTAGTCACTCCAAAGCTGGAACACGACCAAACCAAAACAAATAAACTACAACATTAACTGAGGTTATTAAAATGACAATTTCAAATGAACTTTTGTCGTCAACTCTATATTCAATCCGTGATGGCGAAGTTGACGAATTATTCAGAAAAGTCGCATTCCTTGACAATGCCAAAAAGAAAGGCGGTGTTGAATATGAGGACGGCGGTATTAAAATCCAACGACCTTTAGCACTTACAGAACATTCAAACATTACAGAGCTTCCAACCGGCTATGAAGCTGTTTCACTTTCAGTGCAAGGTGTTATGCAACCAGCTGTTTATGATTGGATTGACTTTGTTGCTCCAATCGTTATTTCCAAAAAAGAAGAAACTGAGAATATGGGAGAAAAAGCAATTGTAAAGATTGTTGAAGCTCGCATGCGCTCTGTTATGGGATTACTTCGACGTGAAGCAAACAAGCAAATTCTTGTTGGTACTTCTAGCGTTTTAGGCAACTTAAATACTCTTAATGGATTTAACAACGGATTCTTGGAAGCAGAAACAGCCGGCGGTGGAAACCAAAACAATTCTGTTGGTGGAATCTCCAAAGCAACCTACTCCGCAACTACTGGTTGGCAAAACCAAGCTGCAGACGTACAAGGCGCTTTTGGCACTAATGGTATTCGAGTTATGCAACAAGCAGCAATTCAAGCATCATCAGTTGCACCAATGGGCGACGTGTCTTGCTATATTCTTTCAGAAGCTTGCATGGCAAACTATCGCAGAGCACTCTTTGCACAAGAGCGTTATGTTGATGAAAAAACACTTGACGCTGGACGCATGGTACTTGCTTTTGGTGGTGCTGTTGTTGAGCAAGATACTTACATGGGCGTTGCTGGAACCTCAACAGATTTTGGTGCTGGGTTCATGTCTGGATATGGTATCAACTTTGATGCTATCAAGCTTATTATGCACAAAGATTGTGATTTTGCTGTTTCACCTTTTGAGCACGTACCTGGAACAACAACCAGAGCTGCACAAGTTTATGTGAAAATGCAGTTGATTGCAGATCACCTTGGTTCAAACATTGTCATTTTTGACGGCGAAACTTACTAGGAGGACGACATGTCAACAACTGTTATTATTAATAAAATGGATGAAGCTGCAGAAGGAGCAATGGCAAAATCTAAATACCAATGGTATATTGCTTCAGAAGCTATTGCAAAAGGTGATGTTGTTTCTTTAGATTTATCAAAATCAGATGGAAACCGCGCTTTGTACGTTGTTAAAGCTGACGCAGCGCAAACAACTGATTCTTTGCCAATTGGCTGTGCTGCACTTGCCGCTGCAGCTGCTGGTGATAAAATCAAAGTTTGCATTGCTGGATACTTCGAAGGTGCAAATGTTGATGGCGCAACAGCACAAGGTGACCTGCTGCAAATTGGTGCAACCGCAGGACGTCTTGACGTGCGCACAACTGCAATTGACGAAGGCGGAGCAGCAACTTACAACTTGTTGCAAATCTTTGCCTGTGCTCTTGAAGCTGACGTTGCAAACGCTGCAGACATTTGGATTTATCCGCAATTCTAAAAAAATATCTTTTCTTTGCTAAGATGTTGGGGTAGGTGGCTGGTGCTGTCTACCCTTTTATTTTTGGAGCAACAATGAATCTCAAAGCACTACGTGAAAAAGTAAAGAACATTACTGACTATTCACCAGACTTGCAGCAATTCAATGATCAACTTGACGAGCTATTAAATGATGCATATTACCAGCTGTGGACTACAAAACGCTGGACTTTTGCAACGCAGATTGGTTTTATTGGGTTCCAACCGGATATAACACCAACAACAGACACAGAATACAACGCCGGTGTTGCGCTTACAGCCAATATAACCAATGGCGATCGACGCGTTGTTTTTTCGGCGTCAATCGGAAGATTGGCAGACAAGCAATTTTGGGAAGGTTGCCCAATTGAGCTAAATGATAACGAATACATTATATCCAGAATCGACAGTTTAACAGAGGTTTTACTAACAGAAACATACAAGGGAGATTCAACGCCAACCAGCTCAAATTGGAAAATCAAAAAGCGTTATTATGACCTTCCAGAAGATTGTGCAGAGCTGTTGTATTTTGGCATGAGAGATTACCCTTACAACACCAATGCTGGAACCGTGCCGCCATGGGGAAAAGGTGCAGGCTTGATGCCTCGAATGGATGAAGCGATTGCATTGCGCGCCGATTATGACGCCGATTACCCTGAATGTTATATACCAGCGCCAACAATACGCATACCAGCTGCAGAGAACATTGATTTTGAGCTTGGTTCTGGAACCTTGCCAGCAGGCTATTATGAGTTTGCATGGGCTTTTGTGAAAGAAGGCAAAGTGAGCGCATTGTCAGAAGCTGGTGTTTTTCAGATACAAGAAACCGGTGGAATCATTGTAAAGTTTCTTGGATGGGATGATAAATATATTCAATCGGATGCATATCAAAGCAATGATCAAGTTGCTCCACAATGGGAAGGTTACAGAAAAGTTTTATACTACAACAAAAACTTTAACCAATCCACAGGAGAACGAAAAGGCTTGCCGTGCTGGTTACAAGTTACAAAAGGCGGTACGCGAAACACATCAATTTATCTTGAACCTATCGAAGCAGCTGATACTTTCACATCAGTTGCAATAACAGAGCTAACACAGCTTGATAACGGTTCTGCACGATATATTGAGATTGATGGAACACATCAGCAAATAAGACCGTATCCAAGAGTAACAGGATTTGATGAAAAAATAGTTAAAACCAATCAGTTTACTAGATACATAAGGCAAGCGGTTATTCGATACTACAAAAAGCCAAAAGACCTGTTGCTTGATACAGACTCACCAGAAATGCCCTTTGAGTTTCACCAGCTCATTGTCTACAAAGCTCTGGAAGAGATTTATTTAAAGCTAGGAGCACAAAGCCTTGCTATGACGTACAAGCAGCGATACGATAAAGACATAAAGCAGCTGCAACGACGCTACGTTGACAAGATTGATTTTATGGTGCAACGTGGTCAATTTGGAACACCAAGTGGACATGCTTGGTATCAGATGAATTCTTTGAGGTATACGCCGTGAAAGTTTCCAAAACTGACAGAATACCAGCAGGCGCCGTTGATGATTCCATCAATGCACCAATGACAACAGCAAGCAGCATTATCAACATGCGCTGGAATGGCGACACCAGTGGCTGGGTAAATGACAGAGCTTTGCAGCCGTGGTGGCAGTTTCCAAGCACTTTTACTTGGAACGATGGAGCGCCAGATATATCCGGTGAAATCTTATTTGGTTCCAAGGTTGATTCTGTTTATTTTTGGAAGAAACCAACCGGTGAAATATATACATTTATCGAGCAAGGCGGCACGTTGTATGTGCAATATGGCAACAAAGGACAAGGCACAGCATATGCAGGCAGCTATTTTTTTAACGACATTGTTGTGATTGCTACAGATAGGCAGATTCGCACTTCTCAGTTTATACCACGGC